CAAGTTAAATCTAAACAAAGAGGTAAATTATACAGTAGCATTACACCTCAAGCAAAAGCGGTAGGACACTCTCTCAACTTTGAATACGATGTTCAAAAAGGCAAAAACGATGTTAATGCAACAGCAAGGTTTGGTTCCGAAGGGCCGAACCGTCACGGTGGTTCGTTAGACGGAATAGGACTTTTAACTTCTCCTGACGATAACGGAGGGCGTTATCCTATTGCCGCCGCATTAGAAGACGGAAACCCAAAAGGCCCACATTGGTTTAAGTGGAAAAGTGAAAAGGCCGCAAAACATGGCCGACAATACGGTGCAAAGGGTGGCAACACCGGTTGGATGCCTGTTCGAGATGGTAAGTCTTGGACTTTTGGTTATCCGGCACACCACTATATCAAAGATGGAATAGAAGACTTTCGAGCGCGTATCAGTGGATATGTTCAAAGAGAATTAGATAGGAGATTTTGAAATGGCAGTAGCAACAACATCACAGTATTGGACTTCAAGAATGCTTGGTGAAAACCCAACATCACCAACAAGCACAGAAAACAACCAAGTGTTTTCCGCTACCGGTAGCGGTGCATCCGTTACAGCAGATGATTATTGGGCCGTTACTGACGCTCAATATCATATTACCCCAACAACAACAGCGTACACTATTTTTACCGTAATGAAATACGCAACAACGCCTTCAAATAACGAAGTCTTGCTAAGTCTTGACAATGGAAGTCACCATGTAGAAGTGCAAGCGTTTGGTCAAAAATTAAAATTAGTTGGGGCAACCACACTTACGAGTGACGATTTAGACATTGTTATGGCAGAAGAAAACCCTGTCCCTTTAACGCTAAGACTAACTCTTGACGCATCCGGTAACGCCAAATTGTATATGAGAGAAATTATCGAAGACGATGATGGTGCAACACATTATCTTAGCGTTACAGGGTCAAGCGGGACAGGTAAAAAAATTAACTTTGGAACAAGTAGTGGGAATGTAGAATTTGGTTCGGTATATGTTTCTACCTTTGGTGTTTTTAATCCTGACGAATTAGCACCTTCGGATTTTGCCACCAACACTTTGTTGCGTATGGCTATGTCCGTAGTACAATTGTTAAAAGACAGCAAAAGAACCTATTTGAAAACACATGTTGATAATTCTTCTATTAGGTATGGGTTTGATGTCTCAAGAAACATGATTATGAGACTCCCTGCGCCCCTTATCAATGTCATGCTTAGGTCTTTGACCTCTCCGACATTTGCGGCTCTTGGAGGCGGTCGTATAGACCAAGAATACCAAGTGGTTGTTTATGTTACTACAAGAGGAACGAATTACGAAAACGCTTATCGAACAGGACTGAACATTATTGGAGATTGCTTTGACGAGATTTACAGAAACACCGGCTTGAACGGCACAACCGATAGTCTAATGGAGTACACACTTGACCTCGACCATAAATTAGATGATGACGATACCGTTTGCACTCACATGATTACTTTTACTTATTTGAGACGCATAACAATGAGAACGCGTTGATAACCTTTAAGTGTCAAGTGATAAGTGGTTTAAGCATAAAGGTGAATGTAAATGTCTTTCGTAAACCGATTTGTCGCTATCAATAAAGAATCTTCCTATGGAACAACCGGCTCAACTTACTATTACGGTGAGGTTGATGATGAGTCATTCAAACACCAATACGATATTTTAAATCGCGATGACATGTCTCGCTATGGTGCGGCTAAAGCCGTGACCGGTAAAGAATACTCAAGTGGAGATTTTAACCTCGCTATGATTAACGACAATTTCACAGGACAATTACTTAAAGGTATTTTCCCAACAGATACAGTAGGTAGTATTTCAAGCGGTCTTTATCCCCATGTGTTTACCGAAGCCGGTGCTTTCCCTTCGTTTACTTTTGTTATTGGTCGAGAAACTAAAGAACATAACTACAAAGGATGTGTTGTTGAATCACTCAATGTTAGCGCAAACATTAACGAATACGGTATGGTTTCCGCATCTGTTGTTGGTAAAGCGGAAGCCACATTAGCCGCTATTGGAAACCTTACTCCTTCTTTTGCTGACAATCTTAACGCACTTTATTTTTCCGATGCTAAGGTTTTCTTTAACGCCGACGCAACCGCATCAAACGCTGTTAAGTCAATTTCTTTTGATATTAACCTTAACATAGACACCGACAACGCTTGCGGTCTTGGTGATGCTACATACATCCGACAACCTCCTTCACAACGCCGTGAGATTAGTGGTAGTATTGAATTTAACCGTATTCTACACGCCGCCGTTGAATCCGAATCAACATACGCTGAATTGATTGCGGCTGATGGTGTTGAATTATCCGGTAGTGGTGTAGAATTAAAGGTTCAATTTGGTAATGAATCGGTTGCCGACATTCTTACCTTTAACTTTTACAAGATTCGATTTGAAGCACCTGAATCCAATGTTTCGGGTCGAGACACTCAAACAATGACTGTTCCTTTTGTTGCGCTTTATTCTCCTGACGATAGTAAGATGATGGACTGCACTCTTAAAACAACGCTTGCCTCCGCATATTAAGGTGATTTAATATGGCAAACAACGGTGGAACGGTTATCGCTGACAAGACTAAACTTGAAGTCTTGCAGTTCACCGGAACAGCAACAGTAGTTCAAACGGCTTTACGAGCCGCAATAGCAAATGATGATATTATCATTTCATGTGATACAAGTAGAAAAAAGAATAGCGAAAACATAACTTTAACGGTTGTTGCTATTATAGCCTGAGTATAGTATTCCCCTAAAAGGAAAGAGAAGTGAAGAAGAAATGCCCGTATTAACAAAAGAATTTGAATTAACCGAAGGACTTACTATTACAGTAAGACAAGCAGGTGGAATGACTAAATTAAAGATTGAAAACCGTCAAGCAAAGACTTTTCGGAAATATCAACACTTTGGTTTAGACACTACCGAGTGGACTGATGAACAACAAACCGAATTTGCACAGGCTTTAGAAGATGCCGGTTGCGGAATGGAAGACCAGATAAATGAATGGGTTCCTAACTGTATTGTAAGTCCAAAAGACTTTGACATTAACAATTTGACAAGTCAAGAATTAAGAATGATTCTTGGGTTTGTTCGTGGTGACGACGAGGATGGCGCACTCCCTTTGGAACCTTCTTCCGAGTAGCCCCGACACTTTGCATGGCCTACAAGGGGGTATTACCCTCGGACTTGTGGGATAGATATGACCGTGAAGGCGGTCAAGATATGTTGAGTATGGATTTATTAGTCGCTATGGAAATGAGCGAAAAGATTGAAAAAGCAACGACCGATAGCAAAAAGAAAATGGATGGTAATAGTGCAAAGTCTCGACGCGACCAACGCATAGCATCTCGGCAATTATTAAACGACAACGAAGGTGTGGGTATGCTTAGGGGCTTAGGTGTCCCTATGTCTAAGAGAGAGTAAGAGCAGTAGAGGGATGGACTTTGATTGAATTTTTAATTTTTTCTATTCTACCCTGTCTTGTTGCGGCCCTCGCTATGGTCGTGCTTCGAGCCGGTGCTTCTCAAGTATTTTTCGATGTCGTAGGAACATTCCAAGCCGGAAGATTGATTGCAGACGCAGAAGCAAAAGTTACGGTTTTACAATCACTAATGCTTGACGGTCTTTCAGGAATACAAGATTCCGCCGCCGCACTAAGCCAACAAATGACTGCGGTTACAGATGCGACCGTTCCTCTTTCAAGAGAGATTCAAGAAGCGCGATTAGAATTTGAAAAATTCGCTAACTTTGCCGGTGGCGAAGAGGTTGCCGGTGCTATTATGGAAATAGGTTTGGCTTCGGGATTCGCCGCAGACCAAGCACTAATGGCGGGTGCGCGTATGGCTCAATTATCCGCTATCGTTGGTGGTGGTGCAGGTGTAGCAAGCGCAACCCAATCAGGTATTGAATTTGGTTTAATTGGTGGCATGGGTACAGAAGACGCTATGAAGCGAATGATTTCTTTACAACAACAGACTAACTACATGTACGGTGAATTAACCGACACGCAACTCAATCGTTTAACAGCAGAAGAAAAAGCAAACCTTGTGCGAACAAACAGCATTAAATTGATGGATGAATTAAACACTATCGAAAACCGTTCCGCCGCTACCATGAGTCAAATTACTTATGTTATGAACCAATTTGCTTCTTCGGCAAAATTAGCAGGTGACAGTACATCCTTTATGGCGGCTATGGCGGCAACGCTAATAGAAGCCGGTGAAGAGCAAGGAAAAGCCGGTAGGTCACTTCGTATGATGTATGCTCGACTTGGGGCAGATACAGGCGGTAGCACAGCACAACTCAAGCATTACGGTATCGCAGTCAAAGACGCAACAGGAAACATGCGTTCGATGGAAGATATTTTTGGGGATATTGCGGCTCGAAGCAACAACATGACTAAAGCACAAAAAATGGAATTGGCTCAAGCAATTGCAGGAAACGACCACTATGTTCGTGCGCTCAAGTTAATGGATAATTACGGTCGCGCTCAAGAGTTATCCGCAGAAGGGGCCGCAAGATTAGACACGGCTCAAGACGAATTAAATCGCCGATACGAAGACCAAGCATTTCAATTAACGCAAGTTGAAGCAAAATTAAAAAATGCTAACGCTTCGTTAGGTAATCACTTTGTTCCCGGAGTTATTTTTGCTACGAATGTAATGGCTAATTTAAGCGGTGCTATGGGTGATATGGGAGAAGAAAGTGAAGTGGTAGGTCGTTTATTGTCTGTTGGTGCAGGTCTTAATGAATTTGGAAAGATATTTGCACCAATTGTTGAAGCAAACCTCAACATGATGAGTCTAAATGTTTCCTTAAAAGCACAAAAGGCCATCACAAGAGCAATTAACGGAGAAGAAATTGTCCGGTCAAGTGCATACGGACAAAAAAAGAATGATGCAATAATGAGTATGAACATGCTCGAATCCGAATTAGCGGCTCAAGACAGAATGAACAATGCTTTAATTTTAGGAATGCAAATGAAGAAAGAAGGTTTAACAATTGCTCAACAAATGCAGGTATTAGAATCAGGGCAAATTGTTGATTTAGATGTTATCCAAGCAAAAGAACAACAGATATTAGCCCGATTAAAAGAAGCGGTGATAGAAAAGCAAAAGGCTCACCAATTTGATTTAGCAAATAAACCAAGTTTCGTCGGAAAAAACCAAAAAGGAATATATGAAGATTTAAGGAAACAACATTCAATGCGTTTGTTAATGAACGATGACCAAGTATTTTTGAACCATCTTGAAAAACAGGGTTTAACAGGTCAATACGAAAGAAATAAAATTATTACAAATAACGGTCAATTAGCCAAAAATTTCATAAACAGAAAAGGTGTTGAATTAGAATTTGATAAGGCAATAGCGGCGCATGAAGAAAAGAAAGCAAGTGCTATGAAAAGTTTAATGACTATGAAAAATGCTATTAACAACGCCGACGCAAGAGATGTAGCGAAATCAGGTGAAAAGGTTCAGCAGATTGAAAAAGAATTGCTTATTATGAAACAATTAAAAGCAGAAAAAGGCCAATCAATTTTACTTTCACAACAAGCCAAGACTGCTTTTACGGGAGAGTCTGTTACCGAACAAATTTTAAGAGACGCTCATATAAAGTCTACATCAGCATTGATGGCTAAAACAAATGCTCAATCACAAAACAAAATAATAACAGACGCATTAGGCGACGCGGCTCATTTGCTGTCAGCAGAATTAGGTTTGGAAGCCCAAGCAATTATGGAATTGCTTGTCCTAATGCCAGCGTTTACAAATGTTATGAAAGGTGTGGAAGCGCAAAACAAAGCGTTAGTAACGACAAGTATGGCATCGAATATGTCTATGATGAAGACATCGGCAATTCTTGGTGGTTTGTCTATGGCTTTTGGTTTAGCATCCGAAAATGAAGATATGGCTAAAGTGTCGGCTATCTTAATGACGGCAAGTATGGTTCCCGCTACCATACAGATGATGTCAATGACTACTGCTACTATGGGATTAGCAGGTGCTACGGGGGCCGCAGATGTGGCAACCAAAAAATTAACATTAAGCCAAAAATTACTTAGTAAATCAAGCCTTGCTATGATTGCTCTTTTAGCAGTAGTAGGAACATTTGTATGGGCTACTAAAGACAATTACAATGATGCGTCGGATGCGGCGTTAAATTTTGCGGAAGTAGTAAGTTATTCAGCCGACCAATACGCCGAAACAGAAAGAAGGATGATGGGTAAAGATTTAGTCACTATATCGCAAGATTTACTCGCAACAAGTAATTTAGTTCTTGAAACAGAAGAACAATTGGCTAAGGCCACAGACGAAACAAACCGTAAAGTTTTGATGGCAAGATTAGAAATATACAAGATGGAAGAATCCGCTATTCGAGACATTATGAATCTTGAATCGGCAAGGGCAATTCAAAACGACGCTATTACTGCTCAAGAAGTTTTTGACATGGGGCAAAAATTAAAAATTGCGAGAGATGCAGAAGCAGATGCAAAAAATGAAGATGGTTATATTTACTCTTGGTGGAATGGGGATAGGGCAAGAAAGACTTTAGGTAGAGATGATTCTAAACTCCAAATGAAAGATGCTCTCGATTTCATGGGGATAAAAATAGGACAAGAAGCCTATGTTGAAAGTAAGTCTGCCGATACAGCCAAAGCACTATCGGCTATACCAGAAGAGTATCAAGGTGCTATTGCAGATTTAGCGGCTACCTCAACAGACTTTGAAGATTTTATGAATAAGATTTCTGTTTTTGCCGAAGAGTCCGGTAGTGACTTTGGCGCAATTTTCGGACAAATGGGAGATGACATCAAAGAAGATTTCATAGGCCCAATTGAAGCGGCCAAAGAAGCCATCTTTGAGTTTAACAACGATAGAGAAGAAATGTTTTTCGGAATGGCTAAAGGAAACCTAACCGGTGACATGGTAAAACAGGTTGTCAATAGGGGAGTAGAAACGCTCATAAACACAACCGAAGTAATAATGACAAACACATTTCAAGGCATGACAACATCCTCCGCCGCCCACGAAATTACAAGTCAAATAATGAAGAATTTGCGAGAAAACGGTTTGAATGTTTCAAATGGTAGTATAGCACTTTAGAGTATAGTAAGAGAGTGAAGAAAATGACACGCACAGCATCAGCGAAATACGGGTTTTGGCTCGCAGGTTACTACGAAGATTTTTTGGGTTCTCGATGTATTGCCGATGACGAAAACCAACCTTCTACCGACAGTGCATACGACGCAAACAAAACACATCACGGCAACACCATGAACGGTGAAGCAACACTTAATCCTCGCTACCGTTGGTCGGTTCGCGACCGCGCCAACAACGACGAGTTTTCTAATTCAACAAATTACCTTTTGACAAACGACGGTGTGGCGCGTTGGGCTACCTTCGACCAAATGCGATTAGGGAAAGGTAGTGAATGGGTTAGCCGTTCTCAAGCACAATATCCTTCTTCTCTTGCACACCCAAACAGACTACGGTTTGACAATACACCACACAACACAGCATCTACTGACGACACATACTTAATGATTTCATCATCCTCGGATTCTAACGCCAAGTATTACATCCCTTGTGGAGATACCGACGCATCTTTTGGTCGTCGTACTCACTATGCTTTTAATCGCCAAACATACGAAGCGGGAAGGTCGGGATATACTACGGGTACGAGTCCTAATTTTATGCAGTACGCTCACATGACCGGTGTTTGGATGGGTGAAAGATTACAAGCAGGTTCATATACAAGTGGTGGTGCAGAAACCGGTCATCAAAATACACCAGAAAAGATTTTTGCCCCAATAAAAAGTCTTAGTGGAAAACCGTTCTTATGCGTTACTACATACCTAACCGATAGTACAGCGCACCAATTGAACAATGTTACTAATTCGGGTGCTTACAGACCCGTTATAGCATACGCAAACCCCCTTAACTCTCGGTCTATCGGAGATACTTTCTCAATACGATTAGCAACACACTCAATGAAAGGTTCTTTGACTATGACTAATGTTGCAGGAAAGTCACAAGGTATAAACACATCCGTTTTACCGATATACACAATTAAAATTGGGTTTCCCGCAAACACCACATTTGGAACAGCAGGTTCGGGTGGAGGTACAGCCGCTATTGAATGGAGTTTTAGACCTGATGGAGTAGGTGCTTGGAATCACTTTTCTTATTACCACACACTATACGATGCTAATGCCAACGCCATGCCAAGTGGCATCACTTTGGAAGAAATTTGGCAAGACTTCGATTTTGAATTTGTAGGTTCAAACAAGTTTAAGGTTTATCATAACGGAACAGAAGTTACTGCATCTAACCTAACTGCGGGTAATTATAGTGGTGGTTATACCCTTAAAAATAATACTCAAACATCAGCCGCTTTCAACCAAGAAGAATTAACCGGTTGGGAATTGTTTGTCGAAGGTCATAGTTCGACTGCCGGAACAGGTAACACTAATTGTGTAATTGACACTATGATTGACCGAGTGGCTCTTTACCGACCACTAACTAATCCTGCTAATGGAAGTGAAACCGCACCCGTTGATAAGTGGAGTTGTAATATGGTGGCAAACGGAGTTAGTTCAGGGGAAATAACAATTTTGGATGACGATACAGAACACAACCTTACGCCTTGGTTTACCAACGACGATGTGTGCGATTGGCGTTTGCTTATGTTTAGCGGCAATATCCACAGGCCGTTATGGAATGGTATAATTGATAGAGTGAGTGTTAAGCAAAACGCAAACAAAAGAACGAGAGAAGTAACAATATCCGCAAGAGATTCTTTGAGCGTTCTCGACCGACAAATAGCCGCTTGGGAAGTGGGTCAAATTGGTTTAGGGGAAAGTGATACTGTCGTAGCAAGACGAAGTGAAATTTCTACCTTGTCCGAATCTATGTTTTTAGGTGCGGCGAAATTAGAATCAAGTTTGCCGACAATTGGTTTTGAGGCTTCAACAGGTTACACTGAATTACACCAACAAAGAATGAGACTCAATACGGCTCATCCGATTCAAATGTATAACAACGAAGATGAGAAAGGGCCAAACAATGTTGAGCGCGATTGGTTGGGTTACAGAATTAAAGGGTTTGACAACCCAAGCGGTACTGTTTGTATAGCAATAATGGAGGGAACGGGAACGGGATTCTCCGACGGTGATACGGTCGAAGTTACGGATAGCCAAAGCCACGACAAGGCTTCGGGAACAATACCGAGTAGTGGAACAGCCAACGCTATACACAGCACCAATTCAAGTTATTACAGCAATGTTCGGGTGACAAACCACGCGATAGCAACCAACATCCAAACAGTAGAATTGACGGGAGTAAGTTGGACTAAGCACAGTTTTGACATTGAAGGTTACGGCACATACGACCCAACAAGTTCTTCGAGTGGGGCCGGTATATCGAATACCGGTTTCATAATTTATCGGTTCCCAAGCCAACCAACAAGAACAGACGGAACAAAATTAAAAGTTGGCGATTATTTCACCGTTGCGAGCAAAGGTCAAAATAGTTATTTCAGTGGAACATTTATGGTAAAAGCAACAATTTTACATGCAGGAAAATGGTATGCAAAAACAGATTTACAAACAACACATGGGCAAGGAATAGCCTTTACTTCGAGAGCGATGGAGTTTACTATTGATTCAGGTTACATGCGACCCTCCAACACCGCAGTAACAATGAGAACGGCTCACCCCGTTTGGATGAGACAGTTAGCCGACTCCCCTTGGTTTAGAAAACACTATGCTATCTACGAAAGAAATTATGTAGATGTGTTAGAAACAGACGGGGCGATAACCGCATCGGCTACACAAATTAAATTCACAGGTTCACAAAGCGGAGATTCTCGCGTAGGTCAAATCGTTGATAGTGACGGGTTCGTAGACACCTTTACTTTTGTGGGTAAAATAGGCACATACTTGGTTGGTGTAAACGGATTATCCAAAGACCACGCCAACGATTCAACGATTTATATTTTAGCAATAAAGGATGATTACAAACACCTTTGGCTTCAATGGGCTGACATGAGAAACAACGGAGATGCAGACGCAAGCGGAGGCTTCAAGAAAAACAGTACAGGTTTGATGAAACCAATTGCGGATAATTACGATGT